TCAAAGAATCATGGGATTAGTCGAAGATGGAATAGTTGGTCCAATGACACTGAAAGCCGTAAATACCGCAAATCAAAAGGGATTATTTCAGGATATTAAAAAAGCACGTGAAAAATTCTTTTGGGACATCGTAAAAAATAATCCTTCGCAAAGTAAGTTTATAAAAGGCTGGCTTAATAGGTTGGCGGATTTTAATTTTAGCGAATGAGTGACGAAATAAGGGAGTTGATTGAACGTTTAAGAATTGAAGATGATGAATGATTATAATAAAAGAGTATGGTTAAATGACGTAAAATCATCATCTACCAGTAGTGTGGTTGCATTTGATGGAGACGTACAATACTCAGATAAGATATATAGAGATACTTTTATTAAAATATCTGATTGCAAATACTCCATTAAACTTCATAAAAAAGACGAAGATTCAATATCGGATTTTATAACCAAAATGAAATTATTAAAAACTGAAATAGAGCTATTTATTAACTATTTAGAACAAACAAAATGATTAAAATATTAAGTATTAAAAAATTTAAAAAGGGTAATATTATAACAAGGGTTTGTCCGACTCAAGGCCATAAAGGCGATTGTTCCTTTACTGGTGAAAAATTAAAGCTAATTAAATTAACAAATACAGATATAGTAATTGATAATTTATGTGATGCTGCCGGAGGAATTTATACACTTTCACGAACAGAATATGAATATGGGTGGGTTTTATATCATTTAAGTGAAAACGAAAAGGATGATGAGATTATGCCATATTCAGACTACATGGGTCAATTAAGGGTTCAGTATGTTTATTTAGAAATCGAACTGGATAGACTGAGAGGTCAGGATCAGTTCCATAAGTTTAGCGACTATTTAACTGTGTGCCGTTATTTGGGGAGTATAAATTGTAGTGTTTAAAAAATTAAAAATTGAAGATGATGAAAGCTAACATAGGATTTTTACAAGAACGCCAACCGGACGGAACAGTTGCCGATAGTATGACAAGATTATCTATGCCGTTCTTTTTTGTATTGCTTTGCTTGTACATGTACTTTTCAAACCAATCTTATGAAAATCACTTTAATAAGCTAGTAGAAATGGCATCAGCTAAACCGGCAGCGATAATAAGCGAACAGAGTTTTATTGCATTGAATCAGGGGCTAAAAAGATTTGACGAAACCATATTGTTAATACTCTCTTGCTTAGTTGTTGCCCCTAAGGTAGTGCAAAAAATATTTGAAGCTAAAACCGGAATAAAAGACAGTTCAGAAGTGACCGAAACGACAACAAAAACAGAAAAATCAATAACACAACCATCATGAATAAATATCTAAAGTATGCCATTTACGCGATATTCGCAGGAATGTTAATTGCTTTAATAATTTCCTGTAAGTCGGTTAAAGAAATCCCGATACAATACCGAGAGGTAATTAAAGAAAAACTAATACCGGTTATTAATCCTGCCGATAGCGCAAATTTAACGGCATTATTCGAATGTGATAGTACAAACCATGTAATATTAAAACAGCTTAAAGAGGCTAAAACCGCACATGTTGAGAGTAGCTCAAATCTGAATAACGGCGTATTTACGTATAAAATCAAAACAGTTAGAGACACTATTTACATCCCATCAAAAGAAACAACGATTACAAAAGAGGTTCCGGTAAAAGTTGAGGTTCCGGTTAATTACGTGAATTGGTGGCAGAAAATACTCATTTGGATTGGTGGCGTTGTGTTAGTTGGCACGATTGGATTTATTGCTTTTAAAATATTTAGATCGAAAATACCGATTTGATGAAATAAATATCTATATTTGAAAATCGTTTTTAGAAGTTTGGTTAGTTTGAAATTTGCGCCTGTGATCGCCCGATTACAGGCGTTTTTTCGTTTAAAACATGTTCTACAACAGTTTTCGTAAAATAAAAGTAAATATATTAGGTGTATATAAAACTTATACTTAAATTTGTACTACAAACTTTAAAACTGATAAAATGGAAGGCATTATTAAATACAGAGCGTGGAGAAAGCAAACTAATGAAATGTTTAATGTTCAATCAATCGCATGGGATAGTGACGGAGAAATGCGAATTACACTAAAGGAATATTCTGAAAGGAGTAGAAATACAACATACCCAGAAGATGAAGTTGAATTAATGCAATTCACTGGGCTAACTGATAAAAACGGCGTGAAAATATTTGAAGGGGACGTGTTAACATACACTGATGTTTACTCTAAGGTTTTATTGCCAGTATCTTTTTTTAATGGGAAATTCATGAAACAGGAAATAAGACCAGATAGTCACAAATGGCTACATACAAGTGACCACTGGTTTGATCTTTCTTTTGCACATGAAAGAAATGAAGTAATCGGAAATATTCACGAAAAAATAACTAAAAAATGAGTTATTCAAAAATCAAACTCGACGGTACAGCATCCGAAAAAGCAGGACGCAAACCACTTCCAAAAGGTGAAAAGAAATTGAAATTCACCATGTACGAATACCCGAAAATCATCACTTTAAACGGTGGGATGTATAAGATGAAAGAAACAATGCAAAACAGCTTAAAACGATGAAATACCAAACCATTGAACGACTATTGAAAGTATTGGCAATTGTTTCTTTTATTGTATTTGCCTATTCATTCAGGAACTTAGGGAATAGCCCTATTACCGTAGTATCCGGTATTATAATGTGTATTACTTGCTCATGGTTATATTTAACAGATTAAAACTAAATAAAATGAAAACTTTCGGAATAATTATTTTTTGCATGATTGGTTTTCTCTGCATTTTGTGGGGAGTAAACAACAAAGAAAAACGACGCATTAAAAAGCAAGTTCACGATAAAACCGTTTGGCAAATTAGAATGATGAATGAAAGAAAACATATGAGCAGTTTACTCTAAAAAATGATCCAATGATGAAAACTAAAAGTGGTTACGAAACAAACGGAGATTATATTAAATTCAAAAGTGGATTTACTGGTAGTTGGAATGTAGAAACAGAAAACAAAATGGAGCATTTTAAAGCCGAATATGAGGCCGATATGCACATTATTACAAAAATTATTGGATGTGAAAAAGCATACCCAACCTGCAATCACTATAAGGCACAAGTAGGGGGATGCAATAATTGTGAATTTGGATTTAATAGTAATTGTTCAAATGGAGGTAAATAAAATATACAACGAAAGCAATATTAAAACTATGGCTAAAATGCCAGATAACTTTATTGACTTAACTGTTACTTCGCCGCCTTACGATGGATTAAGAACCTATAATGGTTATTCATTTCCATTTGAGGATATTGCCAAAGAACTTTATAGGATTACAAAACAGGGTGGAGTAGTTGTGTGGGTTATTAGTGATGCAACTATTGAAGGGAGTGAAAGCGGAACAAGTTTTAAACAAGCATTATTTTTTAAGGAAATCGGCTTTAAACTGCACGATACAATGATATGGAGGAAACCTGATGCAAAGCCATTGACACACAATAGATACGAACAAAGTTTTGAATATATGTTTATATTTAGTAAGGGGAAGCCAAAATTTTTTAATGGGATAAAAGACAAACCCAATAGGTGGGTAGGAATGAATAATCATGGAACCTGTAGAGATGTAAACGGGACCATGAAAAGGAAAAGCGGACACAATAGTAAAGTTATTTCAGAGTTTGGATTACGACACAATACGTGGGATATATTAACTGTCAAGAATAATAAATTTAAACATCCTGCGCCATTCCCCGAACAATTAGCAAATGACCATATACTAACATGGAGTGATGAGGGCGATTTGGTTTATGATTGCTTTGCTGGAAGCGGAACGACATTAAAGATGGCAAAACAAAATAATAGGAATTACATTGGCAGCGAAATAAGTATTGAATATGTTGAAATGATAAACGAAAGACTTAGCGGAACATTGTTTTAACCTTTTCGCGGTTTACTTTGAGATAAGATCGTGTAGCTTAATCGGAATAAGAGCGGTGAGTTTCTAAGCCACAGATTCAGGTTCGAATCCTGACACGAGAGCTATTTGAGGTGTAGTTAACCTCCGATAATTATATGTCACTTGATCCGGTTTTCTCAGATGCCACCAAACATTAACGGATCGCACTTTTGTTACATGCCTCCGGTCATACAGGAATTTGATCGGAGGCAGTCAGAAACTTTAAAAACGATATTGAGATGAAACATAGAATTCACAACGGAATTATAATAAGTAAAAAAGAACAGGAATTTATTAAATTTCTATTGACAGGATCAAATAGTTTTCAGGATGCTTATTTTGTTTATGATGCACGCAAGCGAACAATAAAAAGAAACATGCGAACTATTTCGACGTGGTTCAATAAAGTTCTGGAAGGATTAAAGAAAAAGAATCTTTGTGGCGAAATACCGTTTATTCTGATTCATCCAAAAGGTTTTATTTGGAGTAATCCAGGAATCAGGGCAAATCGAGATAATTATATTGCATTGACATTGCAAGAAGATTTTCAACTATCGGATTATGAAATAAAGAAAATCATATAAAACATGTTTAAAAACAGCTTTTGTAATATCAATTACTCTTTAGCTTATCTTTGAAGTACAATTTAAAAACGATACGCAATGGAAAAACAACCTTTAGATGAACTGTTGAAAACCTACAAAGTCAGGTTAAAAGTCATTTTGAATGAGATGGATTCTGATGATAATTCCAATGAATGGAAAGAGATATTAAGAATCAAACTTGCATGTTACCGCACATTTATTAATGAATTAGAGGAGGTTTTATCATGAAATACTCACGCTATGATTACGACAGTCCAGACGGAATGTATGAACCAGATTACGAACCATCACAGGCAGACATTGACGCCGAAAAGTGCGATAATGACGAAGATTCAGAATAAATAAACAATTAAAAGATACGGAGTTGACGATTAATTTTGTATCTTTGATTACGCTTTAAAAACGATAAGACAATGAAAATTACAACCGAAATGTACGAGGCATTAAAAATACCTCTTCCAGCGGAGGCAGTAAAGCCACACCCAACAAAAACCTATTTAAGCTCTATTAAGGCTATTTTTGTTACTGAAAGGCTTAATGATGTGTTTGGCTGCGGATCGTGGCAAATTAAGGCTGAAAAGATAGCTGACGGCGAAAAGGGAATGGTTGTCGTAAAAGTTATTTTAACTATTCCGGAATACGACGTTTACTATGAAAGTTTTGGCGGAAACGATAACGGAGGCGAAGGATCAAAAAACTTTGACTTGGGAGATGCCTATAAAGGCGCAACGACAGACGGAATTACAAAGATTGGTTCCTATCTTGGCATTGGTATTGACGTTTTCAAGGGATTAAAGAATACACCGGCTGCACCAAAAGAAGTAAAACGTAATCCAGACGAAGAAATTAAAGAACAATTAAAAATAGCTATTTCTGAAATAAAGAAATCAACAACATTAGATGAAGTTAAAAAGTGTTGGTTGAAATGGAAGGCATTTCAGGAAAACGCTTTATTTGCTACCGAAAAGGATATAATCAAAATTAAACTTACACCAAAAGAATAATATTATGAGTACACTGCAACTGTTTAAGAATTTCCCAACCACAAAAGAAGATATTTCTGTTTGTGTGAAAAATGCAAAAGATGAAATTTTAAGCGGGGACTTCAACCCGCTTGAAATTGATCTTCACCTGAAAAAAATGGAAGAACTTGTAAAAGGAATCCGCGAAGATTCAGAAATCAAATCGGCTGTTTTTACCGAACTTGAAAAGTACACTGAAAAGACAGTTAAATTTAACGGGTGTGAAATCACAAAGAAAGGCTTAACGTCTTATAATTACGATATTTGCAATGATATTGAACTCCAACAAATGGAAGCCAAAGCGAAGATTTTAACCGAGCAAATTAAAGACCGTAAAATCATACTTCAAAAGATGAAGGAGGAACAAACAATTGTAACTCAGGACGGTGAAATATTAACCATTTATCCGGCAGAAAAACAAGTAAAAGATTCATTTTCAATTAGGATATTGTAAGAATAATTTGTATATTTACAGTGCGATTCAGTTATGAAAACATTAAAAAATTCCCACGGCTTCAATATTGCCAAAGTGCAAACCGCACAACTGGATCGCCTTTATTGGGGTTGTGGGTGCTTTTTTATGAAAGAAATTAAATTAAGTCAAGGTGAAGTATCATTCGTAGATGACGAAGATTTCGAGAGAGTGAATGCGCTCAAGTGGTGCGCGTACAAAGGTGGAAACACATCTTATGCAGTAAGAAGCATTCTAATTAATGGAAAATGGAAGGCCCAGCGAATGCATAGATTTATCATGGGCGATAATACGTTAAAATTAGATATAGACCATATTGACCATGACGGACTGAACAACCAGAAAATTAATCTTAGGTTTTGTACGCATCAAGAAAACATGATGAATCAGAAGCCTCGAAAAAACTGTTCATCTGTTTATAAAGGGACATGTTGGAATAAGCGCGCAAAAAAATGGATGGCGCAAATACGAATAGATGGTAATAGTATTTACCTCGGTATATTTTATAATGAGATAGATGCAGCGAGAGCATACGATGAAGCCGCAAAAATACACTATAAAGAGTATTCAAAATTAAATTTTAACAACTAAAAATTAAAAAAATGAGCTTTAAAGTAACTGGGAAAGTGATTAAAATTTTACCGGAATTAAAAGGAACTTCGGCACGTGGCGAATGGGTTAAACGTGATTTTGTTATTGATGATGAAGACGGACAATATTCAAAAAATATTTGTTTCACTTTATTTAACGATAAATCAGACTTTGCAAATCGTATTAAGGTTGGTTCGCAAGTCGAAGTATCATTTTCGATTGAGTCACGCGAATACAATGAGAAGTGGTTTAGTAACGTGAACGCGTTTAGAGTTGACGTAATAGGAAACCAAACCAATGCACCGGCGCCATTCGACTCACACACACCGATTGATAGTAATAATGATGACGACGACGGGTCTGGACTGCCATTTTGACCATGAAACATCAAGACGAATCACAACCAGGCATCAACTGTAAGCTATCAAAACTCAACGGAAACGACAGCCAAAAAATAAAAGAATCCGGTATAATATCGCCGGATTTATCTAAACTAAAAGCAATTAAAATTAATTCTAAAACAGTAATTTACAGATGAGCCAATGTCAAGTAATAAAATGCAAGTGCGGAAAAGTATTTGCAATGTGTCGGGTTCCTGAATGTTATCAGGATTCAGATTGGATGAAAGACGTTAGAAAATACGTTAAAAAAGGATGCATTATCGAAGTCGGAGAATCGAAAGATTACAATTTTGAAAAGTGCATTTGCGAAAACAAAAGCGAACCAACACTATTTTAAGATGAAATTTCATTGTAAAATACTCGATAAAAACGCACTTTCACACAAAACAGATGAAGATTTTAAAAACTGGTTAAAACTGAAAGACGGTGACTATTGTGAGATTGAAACATGGAAGGAACGAAACGTAACCAACCACAGGCGGTTTTTTGCATTACTTAATCGTACTATTTATTTATTGCCAGAGGAACCGGAATTTGACAAGTTAAGAAACATTGATTATTTACGTAAAGAAATTCTAATTTTGATTGGCGAAGTTGACGTTCATATTTCAATGGATGGCACAATGTATATGCAACCAAAGTCAATTAGCTTTCGATCTATGGACGATGTGGAGTTTAATAGGATTTACCACCTCTGCACTGGAAAGATCGTTAATACGTTCTTAAAATACATTTCTTTAGAAGATTTTGAAACTTATATTCTTAAATTTATTTAACATGAATAAAAAGCAACGTATATTTTTCGGAATTTCGTTTTTGGCATTTGTATTTTCTTATTTTTATTATAAAGAATTCCGAATCGAAACATGCCTTTACGTATCAACTCTTTTATTATTTTTGATTACTCATAAAATTTACGAAAAATAAACAAAATGAAAAAATTACTTTTATTCCTGTTTTTACTCTCGATTTTAGCCTCGTGTGTGACGGTTAAAAGATCACATTCAAAAACTATGTACGCTAAAAGAGCGGCGTTTATTAAGTCACGCGGGGAGCCACGAAATGAATTTTTTGATCGGAAATGTCCGAATGTGTTTAGATAATTACTATATTTACACCTAATAGTGTTCGTTGAAGTTATTAGTAAATTTCGTTTGGACCCGGGTTCGACTCCCGGCAGCTCCACAGTTTCTAAACGTTCATTAATTGTGAAAGTTAGGCAGTCATCAGCTTGCAATAATGGTGACTGTAAACCTTAAAAGGGGTTGACCGGTATTGACAGCGAAGGAATAGAATAATGGAGAGCATTACAGCCAATAACAGGCAAAACAATTGAAATGAAGATGGCGGCTTAGAGCTGTACTGATTCAAAAATTCAGGTGACCGGATACTGACATTAAGTTGGGCGTGAAAATCGGTTAACGGCTACATCGTACGGCCTGAATTTATTTTTAAAATCGCTTTGAATTGTCAAATTAATTGATTATAATTGCAGAATAAACCGGATGAAATAAACCGGTTTTAATTACCTTAAAAATTTAACAATGTTGAAAGAAATAAGACAGGACATTTACACGCAGGCCGAATATGCAAAACTCATGGGTAAAACCAGATCATGGGTAAACCAAAAAATCAAAGCCGGTGAATTAAAAACCCTTACAATTAAGGGTGCAACGCTTGTAAAAGCATAACTTTTTCGGCTATAAAAATTTAACAATGTGTAATTATGGCAAGACCAAATAAACAAGGATTAGATTACTTTCCAATGGACGTCACAACAGATGATAAATTTGAACTTATCGAGGCGAAACATGGAATTACAGGTTTTGGGGTAATCATTAAATTGTATCAGAAAATATACAAAGATGGGTACTATATTAAGTGGAATGAAGAAATGTTATTAATATTTAAAAAGTCAATTAATGTAGACATTAATTCGATTAATGTAATCATTAATGATGCAATAAAGTACAATATTTTTGATGAAATGATGTTTAATAAGTATCAAATATTGACTTCATGCGGTATTCAGAAGCGTTTTTTAGCAGCATGCGATAGGCGAAAATCATTAGATTTGTGCAAAAACCTCATTATTGCAGACACTAAAGACATTAATGTAAACATTAATTGGATAAATGATGACATTAGTACACAAAGTAAAGTAAAGGAAAGTAAACAGAAAGAAGATATAATTGAGTTTTACCCTTTTGCTGAATTTTGGGATGATTACGGCAAAAAAACAGATTCAAAAAAATGTCAATCAAAATGGAATAAAATATCTGATTCAGACCGTAAAAAAATTAAAGAGTATTTACCGGAATACAAAAAAGCAACTCCAGATATTCAATTCAGAAAAAACCCATCTACATTTTTAAATAACGAATGTTGGAATGATACCATAGTTTTACAAAAAAATAACGCGGAACCAGAAAAATTAGGATATAACGAAACGTATGTAAACGGAAAACGAATGTACAATCATTGCATTGAAATACCAAAAGGAACAAGGCCGTGTCCTAATAATTTACACCATTGGAACCAATCAAAAAAAGACTGGGTTTTCGGAAACTAAAAAAATATGCTACTATTTAACACTACCAAAAAAGAAAAGATTGACGTTGCTATTGATCCGTCAAAAGGTCATTATTCGGGTCCGTGTCCATCATGTAACGAAGGGAGAAAAAACAAAGGGGCAAAGTCTTTTAGTTTTGACGTTCAAAAAGGAGTTGGAAAGTGTTTTAATTGTGACGATGCTTTTGTGATTTTCAAAGAAACGGAACGAGAATACCAGAAAGTTGAATATATCAAACCGGCTAAATTTGTAAATAATACAGAGTTGTCCGACGCAATGGTAAAGTATTTTGAAGGTCGTAAAATTTCAAAGAAAACGATTAATGAAATGCAGATTACCGAAAAAATGGAATGGATGCCGGACAAAGTATTTAAAAATAAAGACGGCGAAGATCGAACAGCTTCGGGAATAAGAAACTGCATTTGTTTTAATTATTTCAAAAACGGAGAATTAATCAATACAAAATTTAGGGATTCAGTAAAAACATTTAAGCTCGTTTCCAATGCTGAATTAATACCGTATAATCTTGACGGCGTAAAAGATCAGACTGAATGTATTTGGTGCGAGGGTGAATTTGACCAATTAAGTTACTACGAAGTTGGGTATAAAAATTCAGTCAGTGTTCCAAACGGGGCCGCAATATCGAACAGTGGATTGATCTACATAGATAACGCGATTAATGAACTTGAAGGGATAAAAACGCATTATATTTCAAGTGACAATGATACACCAGGCAAAGCATTAAGAGACGAACTTATTCGCCGGTTTGGTTCTGAAAATTGCAAATTAATTGATCTGGCAGAATGTAAGGACGCAAACGAATTTTTAATTGAACATGGAAAATTTGCACTAAAAGAAAAAGTAACTTTAGCTAAGGATATTCCCTTATCCGGTATTTATGATCTTGAAAGCGATTTAGAAGGTTTGTACGATCTTTGGAAAAACGGGATGCCTAAAGGGTTTGAATTAGGATACTCAAAGGTGAATGAGCTTGTAACATGGGTAAGTGGTTCTTTAGCGATATGGACCGGAATACCATCGAGCGGTAAATCTGAAATGGTTGATGATGTTTGCGAACAATTGAATATTTTACACGGTTGGAAAGTTGGGTATTTTTCACCGGAAAACTGGCCTACTAAAATTCATGTTTCAAAAATAGTTAGCCGGATAAGTGGGAAAAGGTATGCGGAAAGTGCATTGAATAAAAACGAATTAGATACTACATTAGACTATGTAAAGCATAATTACTACTTTATCAATCCTGACAATGAAGATTTAAGCATCGAAAGTATTTTAACGCACGCCAAAGCGCTGATTAAGCGAAAAGGAATTAAGATACTTGTTATTGATCCGTGGAATAAATTGGACCATAAAATGGAAAACGGCGAATCTGAAACAAAATACATTTCCAGAGTATTGGATATTTTGGATATATTTGCAAAGAAAAACGATATTTTAATCCATTTGGTTGCGCACCCTACGAAAATGAAAAAGGATGCGGCCGGGCAACTTGAAGTTCCAAACCTTTATGATATTTCAGGGTCTGCACACTTTTACAATAAAGCATTTTACGGTTTTTCGGTTCATAGGATTGATGATATTGTACTGTTTAATGTTCTGAAAGTGAAGTTTAAGCACTTAGGAGAATCGAGAGGCGGAACAGTTGAAATGCGTTACAATTTGAATAATGGCCGTTATGTTGAGGCTACTGAATTAGTTGAAAATCAGGTATGGCACAATGAAAACCATTTACTAATTAAGCCATTGGCAAGTGAACCAGAACATAAAATGCAGCCGAATATTGATTTTTACGAAAAAGAAAACAATGATCCATTAGATAATCCATTTTAAATTATGACAGAGCAAGAAGCAAAAAGTAGACTTTATTCAATGTGGGAAAACGGAGAGATTCCCGCAAGTTTTACCGAAGATCATTCAAATTATTGGAAAGCCGTAAAACAATTAATGGAATACGGATACATTGAACGTGAAACACTTTACCCATGAAAGAACCGCAAGAAGTAAAAGACAAAAACAGGAAACTGTCAATTTTAATCGAACAATTAAGATTTTTAATATTTAAACAAAAGTCAAATGAAAGCAAATCGAGTAGAATGTAATGAATGTTTAAATTTCACATGGCCGCACTTAGATGGAAACGGAATGATCAAAGAAAATGCTAAATGTAAATTAGGTAAACGTGTAATGTTCCGGATGCCTATTTTAAATAAATGGGGGTCGTCTGGTTTGCATTATGATGATGGCGGTTATTATCGGTATTGTAATGATTTTAAAGCTGTTGTAAATGAATAAAATCTACATAAGCGGAAAGATTACCGGAGATGATAATTTCAAAGAGAAATTCAGTAACGCAAAAACACGGTGTATTATTCTTGGATTTGAATTAGATGAAATACTGAATCCTTGTGAATTACCAGAATGCCATACGTGGCAGGATTATATGATTATGGACATTAAAGAGCTTTTTGAATGTTCTCATATCTTCATGTTACGGGATTGGAAGGAATCCAAAGGCGCAAGAATAGAACATTCAATAGCATTAAATTGTGGATTAATAATATATTACGAAAAATGACCGACAATCTTAAAACCAAAATCGAAAACAGGGAAACAGAGATTCAAAGAGCTTACGATAATACAAGATTCAGGCTAATTGAATTAAATCAAATGCAAGTCGAAATCGTGCAAAAGATTAAAGATCAGGAGCGAATTATGGGAATACTAAAACGGCGAGCATCGCAACAGGGGATATTGCATATTTTATAAATATACGCAGTATTATTTAATAATTTTTTGTATATTTGTACTGCTTTCGGGGGAGAGCGTAAAGATATTTTAACAGCCGTCACATTGCGAGAACTCCCCCGTCTCAATTTGTGGCGGTTTTTAATTTTAAATCATGAAGGAGATTCAATTAACGAGAGGACAGGTAGCTTTGATTGATGATGAAGATTTTGATAGAGCGAATGCGTTCAAGTGGTTTGCACTTAAGGGTAAAAATACTTTTTACGCAGCAAGAAGCGTTCCTGTTAATGGTAAACGGAATCTTCAGTATATGCACAAATTTATTATGGGTGACAATCCATTAAAATTAGACATTGATCATAGAGATGGTGACGGACTGAATGATCAGAAAGAAAATCTAAGGCTTTGTACTAGATCCGAAAATCAAATGAATAGAGGACCAAATAAGAATCACTCTTCTGTATATAAGGGGGTATGTTGGCATAAGAGCACCAAAAAATGGATAGTACACATACAAATAGACGGAAAACTAATTTATCTCGGCCTATTTAATAATGATAAATATGCTGCAAAAGCATATGATCAGGCTGCAAAAAAATATTTTGGTGAATTTGCCTATTTAAATTTCCACAATTAACCCCCAAACATGTTATTAAACATGTTTGGTCTATTTAACACTATTATTGATTTATATTTGGTCCATAATTAAATACTAAAAACGATGACAACATTTACAAGGGATTCAAAAACAAACGAAATTAAGTTTTACAGAAACAGCGAACGGGTATTTGATTTTACCATATCCGGCAATGTTGTAAGATTTGAAAATGGTGATTTTATTTTAATTTAAGATTAAAGACAATGAAAAAATTAAAAGTTTACGAAGTTGAAATGTCAGAACTTGAAAATATGATGTTTTCAAAATATGTCAGCAATAATAATATTGCGATGAATACGCTGGCAAAAGCCGAAAGGACCAAGCTAACTCAGGAGTGGATGGATAATAACATTACGTTAACGAAATCAATTTCATAAACAAATTAAAAACCTATTGGTAAATTTAAAATTATGGCAATTTCAGAAAGTTGGTTTGGCGATAATATGGAGTATATGGCAAAGTTTCCGGATAAGTTCTCCGACCTTGGATGCGTAGACCCCGATTACGGACTCAATGACCTTTTAACTATTGGCGGTACATGGTCGGCAAAATATAAAAATAATGAAGGAATGCTTGGAGGGAAGCCGGATAAAGCGTATTTTGATGAGTTATTTAGAATCAGTAAAAATCAAGTTATATGGGGTGGTAATTACTTTAATCTTCCAGAAAATAGATGTTTTTTAATTTGGGATAAAGTAGCTCAGATGCCATCTCTTACAGATTGCGAATATGCGTGGACTTCATTTGATAATAATGCAAAGATATTTAGGCATGTTCGAAACACATCAGAAAAAAGGATACATATTACACAAAAACCAATTGCGTTGTATAGGTGGATATTTGATAATTTTGCAAAAAAAGGAGACAAGATAATTGATACAAATTTAGGTTCTGCAAGTAGCCGAATTGCGGCATTTGACTTAGACTTAGATTTTTATAGTTGTGAATTTAATAAAGATCATTACCAGAATGGAAATAACCGATTTGAAACTCACAGAACTAAATGTGAAGAACTAAAAGAGTTCGGATATGCGAAAACAGAATTATCAAAAATAAACCCTTTATTATTTTAACATGGAACTGCAGACGCATTTATGGGATATCGAAGTTGACCCTTCAGATATAGTTTTTACTCCTGATTTTGTAAGTAAGCAAATTATAAGCCTGCTTAATCCGACGGGACTATGCTTAGACCCGTGTCGAGGCGATGGGGCATTTTTTAAATATCTTCCTGCAGGTTCTGATTATTGCGAAGTGAGAGAGGGAAAAGATTTTTTCACCTATGATAAAAAAGTTGATTGGATTATAGGTAATCCGCCTTATAGTATTTTTGAAGAATTTTTAAAGAAGTCTTTTGAAATATCTCAAAATGTTAGTTTTTTGGTTCCTACGAATAAAATATTTCAGCGTCAAATTATTATGGATATGATTAATCGTTACGGAGGAATTAAAAGCATGGTAATTTATGGAAGCGGTCAACTCATTGATTTTCCTTTTGGTTTTTCTGTTGGTAATTTCCATTTTCAAAAAGGGTTTACTGGAGAAACAAAAATATTAATGGGAATGAAAACAATTTTTAAATAAAACAAAGCAACATGAAAATAACATTCGATGAGATTTGCGACGCTGCCGATAATCCAGGTTCAATGTCATTCAAAGAATACAACCGAATTCTGATGGGTGCGGTTAAAATGATAATGGAACTCGAAAAGCGATTAACTGCAAACGGAATAGGAACAGACGACATAATCAGCAACAGCGAAACGGAAACAAAGCAAAATTAATCAATAAGTAAAAATACAAGCAAATGTATAAACCGAAAACGTACAGGGCAAAAACAGCATTAAAACAGCAAAGTGAAAAAGAACTTCAAAAAATGGTTTGCGACTATTTGAAAATCGCTTATCCTAAAATACTTTTTAATTCCGATATGGCAGGCGCCATGAAATTAACCATTGGCCAGGCGGTACAGATTTCAAAACTACGAAGCAATAAAGGATTTCCAGATATTGCCATTTACGAACCGCGTGGAGAATATTGCGGAATGTTTTTAGAGATTAAAAAAGAGGGCGAAGTACTTTATAAGCGAAACGGCGAAGCGGTAACAGAACACGTTCAGGAACAAATTAACTGCATTAATCTGTTAAGGGCAAAGGGATATATTGCGGGTTTTGCAATTGGATTTGATCAGGCAAAGACGGTTATTGATGCATATATGATTCTTTAAAATGGAAAAGTATATCAAAATTTATATGGATTACTTTGGTTATCAAATCAAAGAAGATATTATTTGCGAAGTGAGAGCGGACGGAACCCCGGGCGTGAACATTCATCATATCAATGGCAGAATAGGCAAAAACAAACTTGACATTAACGGCTTAATCGCACTTAATTACGATCTTCACAATGCAATTCATACACAGTCACCACCATATACTAAATCCGAATTAGTGCAGATTCATGCTGAATTTATGGCGAAGCATGGAAAACATGTTTAACAGCATGTTTGGTGAAATCGCTTATTTTTGGTTGTATATTTACAGTGTCAAAAGGATACACTAAAAAACGATAAGATGAAAACTTTAGAAATCACTTTAAAGAACGGTAAAATTTACATAGGTTCATCAAACGGTAAAATATATGGAGGTAAAGTATATTTAAACAGACCAGAGGGCGGTTTTATTAAAGTTACAGAAAATGGTGAATCATTTGAAAGTAGCCGTAAAGATATGATCATTGAAACATCAGAAATAAAATCAGCAAAAGTAATTTAACAACCAGCTGCACCGACAGTACAAACGGTTATTTTTAAACTTTAAAACGATAAGGAAATGAATAACGGCAGAATTAACGAACGAAATACAGGTGATTGGTCAATAGATAGCGAACCTAAAAAAAGAACAAAGATTTTCACTGCGTCTATTAAATTAACACAATCAGAAATAGACTTGATGAAATACATATTACGTCAGGTGGCAAAATGTGTTAAGTTATCCGAAATTGACGGCAAACAATTTTTTACCGACAATAGCGATTTTATTTGTCAATTCGAACGTGAAAGAATTGAGGATTTATGGAGCATTCAAAATAAATTAAGCAAATGACCGAACGAAAACAAACAGAACGCCAACTACTGATTAAGTTCGTTAAATTCCTGAATAAAGAAAGGGTTTGCGGATGTGTTCAGTTAATACCCGCCTCGATTGTAACATCATTTTACTGGGCCAAACTTGAAGCTGATTTAAGGAAAATAAATAAAAACGATTTAAACGAAGGATTAAAATTTTAACCGATGGAAACGAAAAGAATGACGCATCACATGTGCATGAGCATCGACGGATGTTTGCGAAATCACGAAGGACGCAAAATCAAAATATTCGACGATGAAAACGGTGATCAAACATCAGACAAAGAAGCAAGAGAATATCTTGCAGAATGTCAGGCAAAAGGATGGAAAGTAATTCCAATGGGCGAACCGTGCGAAGGATTTGATTATTTTGGACACGGATGCCCGGGGCATGAAGTAAAAGAAATAACATTAGCAGATCAAAATTAAACTCAAACAAAATGAGCAAAACAACATTTTTTGAACTTGATGGGAAACAATTTAAAGTCGAGCTGATTGAGGCAAAGAAATCAATGTCCACAAAAGAACAAATGGATTTTTACAATTCAAAATGTAAATCTAAACCAGTTTTGGATTTTAATAATCGTCAATTTACAGGGTGGATTGAAACGTATAATTTAAAATTTGAATGGCAAAACTATCTAATCAGCGAAGCCAGAAAGCGCGGTTTTATTTCCGGTTGCACGATCAAGACAGCTACCGACATGGACAAAATGAAATCCGGCAGATTGCAGTTAATTGGGCTGTCAAAACTTGCAACAGACGGCAGAAAGTCAATCATTATTTATGATAACGGCAAATGGTGTGCCGAAGCGATACCAGAAGTTAAAAAGCATTTTTGGACAAATAATAGCATGTTAAGTACGAAAAATTGGGAGAAATATAATTCTTTGACTGATGACGAAATGGAAAAGATTAAATGCGATCCGGAAAAGTACGACATTAAAGAGATTGAACATATCATAATTGATTTATCACTTAAGATTAATCACTCTAATTTATATGTCACTATTAGAAATGAAGAGGCAAAATTAATCCGTGAAATATTAAACGATTATTTGAAATAAAAAGCTATGTTTTTAGATGACCAACTTTATCAGATTACAAAAGCAACTCAAATAAGTTGCCCGAATGATTTTAATCAGATGATAAATTCACTTTATCAAACGTGTGAGAATAAATGGAAACCTGAATTTGATATTTCAAGATCAGGAAAAGAGGCAAAAATATTACTTGACCGCACATTTAACGCATGGGATAGTTTCATAAAGAAACTTGAAAAAGAAAATTATTACCTTGCCGATATGGTGAAAAAGTATTCTTACAAATATGCCTTTATGGCAAATGAAAAACTAAAAGAAGCCTACGAAAAATTAGGATAATTAACTGAAATTAAGTAACTTTAAAGCAAATTAAACAAATGGAAATTAACATCGAAGAGGCAAAATATATTTTATGCGCATTTGAAAACCAGGAAAATCAAGATGGGTTTTTAAATTCAGTAGAACAGAATATTTGCAATAGGATCAAAGAAGAATTTAACCTTTAAAATAAATTAAAAACGAGATGAAATACAAAGAACAAATCTACGAATTAACTCAGGCTATCGAAAAGAAAGTAAAAGCCGACATTTAGGCGAAATTAGACACGCAATGTGCAGAGGTATTACAACAGCATACCCGATTCTTTAAGTTTAAATGCTGGCTTGTCTGGGGTCATTTATATCGGGATGGTGTTTGCCTTCGTTGTGGCAAGTTAGAAACAATTAAAAAGTAAGTTATGGCATGGTTAGCAGTTGATATTGATGGGGAGGAATACAAATATTCAAAAAAACCCGAAAGGCATTTTAATGGCATTGTTAAAATATGGTCAACAAAAGGACAAGGCGAAGCAATAAATTTAATTTCTGGATCGATTGAAAAGCTGACAGGTAAAAAATTAACATGGAAAGACGAACCAATTAAAATTTAAAGTTATGCCGTATCTGACTGTAAATAAACACGGAGTTGAGAAAATAACCCAATGGAACCCAATACGAAATAAATTAGCCGGATGGTGGACAGCTATTGATAATGGTGTTACTTTGCCAAACGGAACCATTGAAAAAATAATTGGTAAAAAGTTAACGTGGCGCCACAATCCCGTATTGATAAAATAACCATTAAAAACTAACAACATGGAAACCGAAAACTATTTGTATTTTATTGCATTTGTCCTACTTTGCGTATTTTGTGCATGGAAACTTTGTCGAATGATTCAGAACGGCAGATTTGATTTGAATGACACTTATTACGATCCGTGTGAAATTGACGCAACAAAATATGAAGATGATGAGGTTGAGCGCTAAACATGTTGTGCAACAGCTTTGGTTAGATCGGTTGATTTACGTTGTATATTTACATCATGAAACAGCAAGGAAGCTGAATCACTAAAAACGACGCGATGATGAATACAAAAAAATTAGGACAAGAACCAGCTCTTCCGTATACATTTACGGAATATAGAAGCGGACAGCCATTTATAAAAGTTCAACAAGGTCTATCTAAGCGTCTTTTAATCGCAAAAGATATGATGCAGGTTGCGAATACTTTTTTTAATGACTGTTCAGTTAAATTCATATCGGAATATATTGGAATTACAGAAAGCGAATATACGTATGATCACTACAAAAAGGCAGTAGTTAAATATGCAATTGAATTGGCAGATGAACTCTTAAAACAGGAAGCATTTGACCTACATTAAAAACGATAATATGATACAAGAAATTCAATTTTTAGGATGTGAACATTTGGATTACTCCGATAATTACAGCGCAAATAAAGAACCAATTTCGACAAGGTTTGGTACTAAAATATGTTGGAATAGACCCGTAATTGATTCTACATATCCGAGCTTAGTTCAATTTTGCAAAAAACGTGGAAGGTTAAATAATCCTCAGTCATGTTTGTGCGAATCAAATAAAATGTGTTCTGACTTTAATGATTTTAATCATACAGTTGCATTTAATGCCGAATAACCATGGCCTACATTAAAGACCCATCAACAGGCGATACCCTTCATTTAAAACGTGAATCCGGCTTGTATCCGGTAAAAGTTGAAAAGCATCACAAAAACATGATAATGATGCAATACGACAGTTTCAATCGGCTATTTTGTGAGATTGGCGAAAGCGGAGAGTATTGGAAAGAATGCGATTTGTATTTAATCGGGGATAAAATCAACTTGAATTAATTGATTAAATCATTTATATTTAGTAATTTAGTATAAAATTAGAAACGATGAAAACAGCAGAAAAAATACTTGACGATTTAGATGAAACTTACTACGTTGAAGAAATTGCAATGGTTAGTTACTATACAGCAGTAAAGGCTATTGAACACGCACAAAAAGAGGCTCATTTGTCACTTCTACATGATTTAATTAAGATATTAATTGATGTAAGCAAACAAATTCCGCCTGAATATTATGATGTTGTAAATAAACATCTTATCAATTTACAAAATACAGCCATAAAACTTACAGAATAATGAAACGAACCATAAAAGTATTAACAGAAATTTCCTGGTATTTCGAAGCGTTTAAATATACGTTTACATACACTATTTTAGCCTATTGGGCATTTTTAATATTTGCAAAATAAAAACGAAATGGAACTAACAACAGAAGAAAGAGCCACATTTAACTATTTGATTAGTATCGGCGATACAAAGGATCAAGCATTGGCGACAATATTAAAATCAAGAAAATGAAAAAGTTAATCGAAGATTACAAAAAGAAGCTGAATAATTGTAACGAGTTCCTAAATGCGCAATTATCAGATAAAGGTAAGGTAGTAATAATAATACGCGAAAGAGCAAATTGTTACCGCAAATTCATTTCAGAACTTGAAATATTGAATAAATGACAACAGAAAGACTAATCGACAAAGTAACCGTTACAAATTTAGATATTGCATTGAGAATGTGCAATATTCAGATTCACAAATCAATAGTTGATAAAATCATTGATTTAGTCGAATTAATTGAAGATAAAGGTGATGATATAAGTATTAAAGACATTTGCGAATTACAGGGAAGTTGGGAAAATGGAACATTAAAACATGAATAATGACACCGACAAAATCATTCATAGAAATTTCCCCATCGAAAGACAAAAAGTTCTGCCAAAACTGCAAACACTTTGATAAGTGGGGAGTTCATGCCGGAATTTGTTGTGTAGATAACAAAGGATATAATAAAATGGATTGGCAAACATGCAAAAAATTTGAAAAGAAATGACAACAGAAACAGCTATTCACATTCTGGAACTTTACAACAAGTGGCGAAGAGGCTTAGAAACGGAAATGTTAGACCCGAAACAGTTGGGATTGGCTATTGATTTGGCGATTGAGACATTAAAACAATCGAAACAAAGCAAAAAAGAAATTGCGGCATTAAAGAGTCAGGTTTATAATCTGAATGTTAGGTTAAGTGATATAAAAGACAATAGTTGTAAATTTTGAACCATGCAAATTTGCCCTGACTGCATAGAGCCATTAATACCAGACTGCAAGAAACTTGCAATGTGTAATCATTGGATGATTTGCCCGAAATGCGGACACAGAGAACGACCGGATAAGGATGTAATTGATTGTCGGAAAGTAGGGTTGTTTATTGATCGGATCAGGAAAAGTAATAGGAATGAAAACCAATTTAATAAAGATTGAAAAATGAAGGAAATTAAGGATTTTATTGAAAGATTAAAGACGGAACGAAATGAATTAAATCAAAAGCTTAAATTCGTACGAGAGCACAAATTTACAAAAGAGGAACAATTCTTATCTGATCAAGTGAGTGTAATTAACTCAATAATGTATGAATTAGAATTAGTTTGCGATGGTAAGCAAAAAGGGAACGATTCAAAATTTATGTTTTAATTTTGATATTTGAAAAAATAAGAGTAAGTTTGATAAAAAGAATTAAGATTGTGTGGCGGAATTGGCAGACGCAAACGTAGAAGCGACGGGATGAATGTCAAATAGGCCCGTAACGTATGACAGATTTCAGGTTCGAATCCTGACACAATCACGGGGAGCGCTGACCTGTCCACGGCTCCAATTTTTTAAATACTGTTTACGAGTTATTCGGTAAATAAAACGCGCGAATCAGTGGAGGGTGACAATTGGGGAGAGACCCAAACAGCCGGAATAACTCAGATGGTAGAGTGTCTGTTTTGTACTCAGAATGTCACGGGTTCGATTCCTGTTTCCGGCTCAAAAGTAATAGATTGAAAATAATCACTAAACATGTTATACAACATGTGATTATATTTGCAATCAGGCGTTTATTGATGTATCTTTGGTATAACAAAAGGGGAAAAGCCGACAACCCCACTACAAGGTAGGCAAACAAAAACTTTGCAAAATGAAAATTTATAACACAACAACCGAAAAAGAAGTTAGCCTTACAATCATTGATGTTAAAACAAGATGCGAATGGACAGCTGATTTAATTAGCGCCGGAAACTTAGATTACAATGAAGAGCTCGAAATGACAGAAATGAGCCAGGATGATTTCGAATGGTGGTCTGATCTTATTGAAAAGATGGAATCAAACGACGAGAGAATATCCGAGATTGAATCAGGTCTCGACGAAGAAGATTTAGACTCTTTTCGCAACGGGATTGCCGATTGTTGCGGTAATGACTTAGATACAGACGCCGATAGGATTCAGTTGTATTTGGATGAATATGATAAAAATAATTAATACTCGCAGTTTCCCGCAAAGTTCTGCGGGTTTTGCCGGGGACTTTAACCCGGCTTTTTTTAACTCTTAAATCAAATAAAATGACTAATCAATTAGATATGTTTTCGGAGGCAAAAATCAAAATAGCCGAAACAAAGAAAAATTACCTTTCTAAGCTAATTTCAAAAAAACAGAAATTTGAATATAATCTTCAAAAGAAAAGGCCTAAATATATTTTGAAGGCCACTAACGATATGAAGTATATATCTGAGCTGATTGACTTACTCGAAGAAAATGAGCAAATACACCTCATGAGTAACGCTTTTGATTCACCTTCAATAATATACTCACTTAACAAAAGAGAAAAAATCAAGGAAATTATTTGTTCAACGTGGGCCATAACAGACCGAGGATTACAGGTATTTCAGGAATTATCAGACGATGCCTCAGTTTATTTACTACTCGATAAAACTTACTCATATAAGTGGGTATTCGAATCAGGAGACATTAATTTTCTCAAAAACATCAAAATGAAGTTCACAGAAAATCATTCTAAGGTAACCTTGATACAAACTGAGAAATTTTTTTATACATTTGTAGGGTCAATGAATTTGTCAAATAATCCGCGGATCGAAAATATAATGATCAGCCGAGACGAGGAGTTATATCGATTTTATGAGCGATTTATCAAGCAAGAATTTGAATGAAGAAGACTTCGAACAGGCGATAGAATCACTTCGCTTGCTGATTAAGGGTATTCCCATCAAAGATGATGAGGGTACTCTTATTGGTTTTATCGAAAAACCGGATATGAACGCGATTAAATATGTATTGAGCAAGCAACGGACGGCAACGGACGGCAACGGACGGCAACGGACATGCTCCTATTAAACATAATAAAACAATCACTAAAGGAATTGCACCAAATGGCAGATGAGACTAAGCAATATACGTTAGAAGAGTTAAAGGTTAAACTAACTGAAAAAGAGCGCGTTTTCTGTCATCAATATATCATTGACTGGAACGGTGCAAGATCAGCAAGACAGGCCGGATACAGTGAAGATACAGCCAAGGAGATAGCTTCACAAAACTTAACTAAAAGCCATATTCAACAATACATTGCTTTCATCAAAAATAACCTTGAAGAAGAATCAGGAATATCGAAATTAAGAAACCTTCAAGAGCTTGCAAAGATTGCTTATTCGAACATTGCCGGACTGCACGATGATTGGATTGAATTAACCAATTGGAACGAAATTAAAGAGGCTAATCCGGCCTTATTGTCAGCCATTGAAAGCATTGATACTAAAACCGAATACCGGACCTACAAAACAGACGGGGATAGCGAAGAAAACGCAGAAATTAAGTTTGTTAAAATAAAACTTTTTGCAAAAACTACCGCTATTGATATGATTAATAAAATGCTTGGATATAACGAGGCCGAAAAAATACAACTCAAACAGGCTATTGAATATGTAAACGTGTCATTACAATTTCCTAACGAAAAATAAATAATGGAAACTGAAATTTGGAAAGATATATCCGGATATAAAGACTGTTATCAAGTTAGTGATTTTGGTAGGGTAAAATCACTGAGTAGATTTCAATCAACTACCGAAAGGATATTAAAGGGCGAATCTGATAATCGTGGATATATTCGAGTTAGATTAAGCACTCATAATGAAACAAAAAAATATCAAGTTCATCGATTAGTTTCGCTTGCGTTTATTCCAAATCCAGAGAATAAACTACAAATAAATCACATATCCGGCATTACATCAGATAATCATTACAAAAACTTAGAATGGTGTACGCAATCAGAAAACATGATTCATGCTTTTAAGATTGGATTACAATCAATAAAAGGAGAAAAAAATCATCAATCAAAACTCACTGAAAAACAATTAATAGAAATAAGAGACTTATTAAAAAACGGAACATTTCACAAAGATATTGCAATAAAATTCAATGTTTCAAGGCGATGCATAACAGATATAAACCTAAACAAAACATGGGCTAAATGATTAAAAGAATCTCCACATATTACAAAATAAAGGCAATTAAAGCCAAAATAAAAGTAATACAAGGGGGCATGGGAGCGGGTAAAAATGTTTCAATAGCTCAGATACTTATTGAGAAAGCATTTGAAAAGAAGCGGATAATAACAGTAGTATCAGACACTTACGATAACTTAAAGGATGGTTCAATACAGGACTTTAAAAACCAATTTGACGGGGCTGGATTGGAATGGGAGCGATCATTTAACAAAACAGATCACGATTTAAAAATAGGCCAATCGATAGTCCAATTTAGATATGTAAACGACAATAAAAAACAGGCCGGAAAATCAAAGAGGCGTAACATTCTATATATTAACGAGGCTAATAAAATTGGGTGGGATGTTGCATTAACATATATAGGCCGTACACATGAGGAGGTTTACATAGATTACAATCCAGATTTCGAATTTTGGGCACATACGGAGATACCTAAATTAAAAGACAGTAACGGCAATTCAATAAGCCAGCAAATAGTAGTAACATATTTAGATAATGAATGTTGCCCTGATTCCGAGGTTAATATTATTGAATCACGACGGGATAACATTGAATGGTTTAGGGTTTATGGACTTGGTCAGACCGGGTATTACTCAGAACGCAGAATCTATAAGTTCAATTTTTGCAAAGAAATCCCAGCAACCGCAAAACGAATACCTTCAGGTATGGACTTTGGTGTTAGTCCTGACCCTACAATTAAGATAGACCTTTGGAAGAAAGACAACTGCATTTATATTGACGAGGTATTTTGTATGAATAATTTAATGCCGGAAAAGATTACAGGGGCCGAACGTATGGCAATAGTTGATCAGTTGCAGTTTGTCAACCACCTCAAAGGTCAGTTAATCATAGCAGACAGCGCCGGGCGTGTTGAGATTAACGATCTTAGAAAGTACGGGTACGAAGTTAAGGGAGTTAAAAAGAATCCAGGATCTGTAATAACTGGTATAAATAAGACCCGGGGATATGATCTATTTATTACTGAGCGATCAGTCAATATGAAAAAAGGTTTTGAAACATGGTTTTGGAAGATCGACATTAACGGCAAAATAATTCCAGAGCCGGATGGGCATGAACCAGATGGATTAGCAGCACTAAGGTACGTGATTATGGAGCATGATCGGTTCGCTGATTTTGCCGTAACGACAAATTAATTATCAATTATGATTATCACATGTAAAAATAGCGAAAATATAAACGACTGATAATTAAATTAAAAATGCGAATGCTTCACCGGATAGATAAAAATATTCATTTATTTATTATGTAATTATGGGTAAAATACAAATGTTTGATCCGTTAATTTATCCTATGAAAATATGGGTAGCAATTGGAATTAATATAAATGAAATTAAGGATAATTTCAAGGACGTAAAAACTGGAGATGAGATAGATACATCATTTATATTTAGCAGTGAGGCTGTAACCTATTACGTGCAAAAAAAACAAGACCCGACATATTATGGAGTATTGATTGCTTCAACTGCAAAACATTATTTCACTGCAAAATTAATAACACATGAAAGTATTCATGGAGCCGAATATATATGGGAACATATTAGCGAAAAAATTATAGGATCAGAGGCTAATGCTTATTTAGCTGGCTGGATCGCTGATTGTATTCATAAGACACTAAAGAATAAAACTGTTGGTAAACATGTTGTGTAGCATGTTTTGTCGAATGATCGTTTTTTGATAGTATATTTGAGGACAATTTAATACTTAAAGTTATGACAGATCTATTTTGGAATACCGGAGAATTTTTATCACCTGCTTTATTAATCGTTTGTGTTGTTGCCTTCTTTGCGACTGCTATATTAGTGGTGATTTTGACCGACAAGAATCCTGGTAAATGTAAATGAATTGGGATTTACACTTAAAAATGATTAGTTATGGCAACAAAATTAGACTTGGCCGACGCACAGTTAATTGGGTGGCGTCATGGTTTTCATGGATTTTCTATAATATCCTTAGTTGAAAGTATGGGATTAACAAAATCCGAATGGAAGAAATTAAAATCAGACTATTCAATGTATTTAAGCGATGATGAAGTAAAATAAATTGACGAGCATTTTAATTTAATTTAACCTCTCTCCTATACGGGGAACAAAAACAACTGAAATTATGAAATTTACAGAAGTTTATGATTTAAATAAAGATCAGCAAAAGGCATTTAACTCACTAAAAAGGGTTGCAAATAAATGCGTCAAATTAAAGATCGGATTTGTGAATTTATATGGACACATAACTGCATTTGACAAAAACATGATCGCAGGATTCGATGTCGATGCCGATTATGAGTTATCATGTAAGGAGTATGGATATCCATCAAATTACATTGATAATTTAGGAGGAGACAGCTATGCAGATGATCAAAGCCTACATTCTTTTAAGCTTACTCCAAAAGGAAAGAAAGTATTTAATTCAGAGTTGTCTTAATCTTCTATCTCGTACGGCAATAAAACTAAAATAAGATGATAATAGATAAAATAAAGAAGATAATGATTGCATACCGCGACTTTTACGGAGGTGATCTGTTAGATGTCAGCGAGGTAAATAAGACAACAACCAAAGAGGAGCTTTCTGATATAATTGAACGTCACAGAGATCACATGGAGTCTATGTTGTCAGATGCGAATAGTCATTTAGATCGACTTAAACGAGAAACTGGATTAAACGAAATTTAGCTCTGCCTATACAGTGGGGACAAAACAAATTTGAATTAACCCTTAAATACAATTCGCCTATGACAAATTAGACTACATTCGAAAGTGAATAATAAACGACCCGGATTGCGATCTGGGTTTTTGTGTAATTATTTAAAAAAACTGTTATTAAAAATTCATTTTTATTTTTTTATGTGAAAAATTATTATATTTGTGACGCAAAAGATTGCATAACACGACAAACCCATAAGGAGTGAGTACAGAATTTATTAAAGCGTGCATTAATTCGAGCTCAATAAGTAAGGCTGTGATTCAGGAGAAACAACTGAATTATTTACTCAACTCCAAAATTCAAGAGGATCGCTTCGACACTGAATATCTTCAGCAGTGGGCAAACAGGAAATACCAGACAGACGACTATTTTTTAAACTGGGTAAAATCAATCTTCAAAACTGAAAACTTTCTTACGTTTTTCAAATACCTAAGATTCCCACTACCATCAACAAAGATCATTCATAATCGCATTGAGCCTCAATTAATGAGGGTTTTTAATGCCGAGGATTCGGACTTTAAGTATGATATCAAGGGAAAAGATTATTCTGATTTTGCCGAAGATTTAGAAGTGAAGCGCTTTAACTCTGAAATATTTGAACGGCTACTTTACAAACACAATAGCCTGATAGTTTCCGATCTTGACCCGATGATCCCAAATACGCCATATCGATATTTTATTGACATTGCAGACGTGAAGTCAATAGAAGAGATGGGCGGTAAAATTCAGAGGATAGCATTTAAAGGATGCGTTACCGAAATTGAAGAACCGGGCGACGAGAATAAGGTTGAACATGACATGGGTATTATTTACATCGACTGCAATACGTACGCTTTTTACGACGATAAGATGGAACTGGTTCGAGAGCAAGCGCACGACTTAGGCCATTGTCCGGTTCATTTTATTTCACCTAAAAAATTCAATGGCGACTGCATTATAAGGGAGTCGATTTTTACGTATATAAGGGAAGAGATTGAAGAGTATAACTTCATCAAAACCCTTCAGAAAATGACCGAGCCGAACGGCGCTATCCCGGTAGTATCAAAGATTCAGTCATCTAAACCATCTGATGGTAATTCTGGGCCGCAAGGAGAGCCTGAACTTAATGGATTAATGGGATCGCAAAGGAATTCAATCTCAAATCAAAACAATAGTTTAGGAACAGGCGATTTGCAGCCTGGTACTATTCATGAGATACCTATTGCCGCGATTAGATCAGATGATGGATCAATAAATATGGATGCAGTTAAGAATTACCTTAACTTCCATTACATCCCGATTGAATCGCTCAACTATTTAAATAATAGAATAGCAGAACTTGAGATGTCAATTATATCAACAATAGTTGGTGATTTCTCAGTGGCAAGCAGCAAAGAATCAGCAAAGAATGCAGACCAGATAGCCAAGTCTGTATCTGTACTTGAAAATACATTGATGTCATTTGCTGAAGGATTAAATAGGATCAGAAAATTATCAGATCGCGACATGTTGGCGCTTAAATATGGACCTGATCAGATTAACGAAATATTTATTCACTACGGAACTGATTTTTTTATTGATTCGCAGGTTCAGCTTTTAGATGCACTGGCAAAGGCTCCAAATACTTTGGAGCGTAAAAATATAATTGTCAGGATCAGTCAGAACCGGTATAAGAATAACTCCGATCAAATGGCAAGGCAGAAACTTCTTTATGATCTTATGCCTTTTGTTTCAGATGCTGATTTTACGCTTGCAATAGCCCAGGGAATAGTTAGTCAGATCAATAAGGAATACCAACTCAGGTTTAACTATTGGATTGATCAATTCGAAGCGTATTACGGCAATGTAGTCCAGTTTTACAAAGACATGGAAACAACAAAGGCTGAAAAGCTGGTACTTATAAATAATTTGATAATAGATTTAATTTCAAAACAACAATTAATAATCAAAACAAATGAACAGAGTAATTTGGCTTAAAACAGCGAGGGTATATGCTACGGACAGCGATATGACCGCGAAGGTGGAAAGAACCACGGTAAAACTCGAAGATGGTGACAACTTCAACAAATTCATCAAATATATTCCATTGAAGGGATATAAAAAAGATGAGCAGCCGATCATTGATAAAGTGATGGAGAAAAAGAACGGCCAATGGGTTGAAGTTGACAAGCAAAAATGGGTAGACCAGCTAAATGAGGTATTGCAATTGAAACCTATTTCTGACGAAAAGATTGATTTTAAATTATTGGCCGAAAGACAGGCAAATGAACTGAAAGAATCAAAAGCAAGTTTCAAGGCACTCGAAGAAAGATTGAAGGCACTGGAATCTTCAAAAGATCAGGCCAAGGCTCCGGTATTTAAAAACCAAGAAGGCGAAACTATCACCGGGCAAGATGAGGTTCCTACGTCACTCGAAAGAAGTAAGGAAATTGTAACAGCAAACGAAGAACATAAAGTAAAACAAACAAAAACAAAAAAATCAAAATAACATAAAAGATTATGGAATTTACAGCAGAACAAATTACAGAAATGGGACTTTCTGAAGAACAGGCCGGAAAGTTAAAGACAGTTACGTCGGCATTTGAGGCTGATTTAAAGCAGTCATGGGACGGGAAGGCTAATGAAAACGCTGAAAAGATCATACAGGGTGCAGCTGATAAGGTGCAGTTAATTACAGGCATCCAAAGAGAGGGAGGCCAAAAATTAGGTGATTACCTATCCTTTGCGAGTGAGAATTATTTCAAAGGCCAAAAATCTGCATTACAACAAAAAGAGCAGGAACTTGAAAGGAAGATTAAAGAAGGCGGAGGCGACGCGACACTGAAATCACAACTTGAAAAAGTAAACGGGGAACTCGACCTATTGAAACAAAAAGAGGCTAAGTTTTCTGATTATGAAACAAACGACTATAAAGGAAAATATGAGGCGGTAACTACTCAAATGACAGCAATGGAATTGAAAGTAGCCTTTGCAAATGTTAAGCCTGCTTTTCCTGATACGGTTAATCAGTATGAGGCTAAAGCAAAATGGAAAGAGTTCCAGGATGCGCTTTTAACCACTCACAACATAAAACTGAATGAAGATGGTGAGCCTATTGCCATTGACAAGGCAAACGAATACAAGATTACAAAATTGTCGGATCTTGTGCAAAATGATAAATCTATTTCTGAATTGATCAAAGGACGCCAAGCTACCGGCTTAGGATCACAAGGAAAACAAAATATTAAAGTCGAGGGTGTACCCTTTGAGATTCCTGACAATGCAACACCAGAAGAACGCAACAAGGCAATAAAAGAATATTTGACCGGAACATTGGCGTTGGCTGTAACATCTAAAGAATATGCAATAAAGTACGCTGAATTTAATACAAAACTCCTGGAAAAGACTCCAAAAAAATAAAGCAAATAATTTTACAAAATGGCATTTTTAACAAACACTGTTCTTAATGATTTTCAAGCACTGGAAGCCCAAAACGAAAAGTTAGAAGGTAACTACGGAATGCTTGACATGGTCAGGGATAGTACCGCAAAAGTGGACTATGTCCCGCCTTCAGTTGTTACGGCTCTCAACACTATCTCTAATTCGAGATTGGCAAAACTGCCAGTGATGAAAGATCAAACTGTAACCGTTACTACAACTCCGGGATTTTCAAACATTCCCGTAAACATTGGCGAAAGTGATACTTATTACTTTACCGCCTTTGACATCTTCTCTGGGTTCAGGCTTTACCCTGCATCGTTTGAAAACAATCAGATCGACGCTGCATGGTGGAGAGATCAGATTACCCGCAACGTATTAAAAGCAATGGCTGTCGCAAAAGACGATATCATTGAAACCATCCTCGAGTCGCGCAAAACTCAGAAACTGGCGTTTGGTCCACAGGTTTCTCAGGGCGATGGTACTTTCACTTTTGATGAGGGTGCTGATACTTTAAGTATCAACAAAGCAGCTCAAAAGGATACGATGTTTGTGTATCTTAAAGAATTGATGCGCGCTAACCAATTGAGTGGTGATTATCGTATCGTAACATCTCCGGGTGGTTTGCTTGTTTCTGAAACTGAAGCCTTTAAATATCAGACACAACAGTCTAAAGATTTGATTTGGGCACAGTCTGCTATTCCTGCCGATCATAGGTATGTTTCTAATCAGCTTTCTCCAGGTTCTGATAACTTCACAGGATTCTTAATGCGCGATGGTGCAATGGGTATCTATGAAAACTGGCCTTGGGATTTCCGTAATGGAACCACGGTAGCTAACAAAAAATGGTCAATCACCGACGTTGAAATGCCTTACATAAAATCACGTCCGAACTTGTTCATCAACACCGAGGCAACCGAAGCAACCTCGATTATCAGCCCTACAACTGATTCAAATTTAATCATGACTCACTTCGAGGAAATGGCTATATGGGATCGTTTCTATGTTGTTTATCGTTACAATTCTGATCTTGCAAACAGGGTTAACGATGTTGTAAAAATCAAAGGTTTAACATCTTAATTTAAAGTCATGAGTAATTATAATAAAGCTCTCGCAGATTCTACGACAGTAGAAATGCCTAATGGTAAACTTGCTTATGCTCCTTCGCTCAATGGCAACCCTACTGTATTGACGGATAATTACACGATCACAGCGGCCGATAACGGGAAAACCTTTTTGATTGCCACCGATGCGAAAGTAATTACTTTGCCCGCAACTATTGCAGGATTCGAGGTGAAAATTGTCAATTTTGGTGCGGCTGGGAATAATATCGTAACTGTATCCCCCGTTGCTGCTGATGGAATATCGGGAGTATTTACCCTTGCCGCATCCGTTGTTGTTGATGCTGGTGTAGTGAATAAAGACATCATCAACACGAAGGCAAGCGCCACATGTGGAGATTATGTCCGGTTATTTGGATCTGGCGTTACCGGAACTAAGGCATGGATCGTTGTTGGTTCTGCTGGTATTTGGGCGGCCGAAGGTTAATAAATAACGAATTATGGCAGCTTTAGCTTTTGCAGAAGACTTCACATCTGATATTTTATTAGACTCCGATTTATTGGGAACTCCCGATTCTGGATTATTCTGGAATCGTGGAGTACACCCGATAGTAACGTTAGATAATTTACTGGCAATGCTTCCAAGTTTGGCGGCTACATTCACAGCCTATTCCGATTCTTTGACTTATTCAAAGTTTGAGACAAGTCGGAAACGTTCGGACGTGGTATTGTATAACAGTAAAATCTATCGCTCACTTTTGGATTCAAATATAAATCATACGCCAGGCGCGATAGGATCATCGATTTATTGGTTAGAGACAACGCTTCCGTCATTGAAAGTAAAGTCTTTTATCTGGTCAGTTGAAGATAACGTTACATCTGCACTTGCTCTTAATCGTCGCCTTGTTGAAAGTCAGTATATCTACAACTTAGGATCGAAGATAACTCAACTCTCGAATGATTGGTCCGGATGGGCATTTGAGCCGAAAGGTTCAGATTACATTAAAATCCGGATCAATCAAATGAGTTTACAGGCAGATACAACAGATCCTGTTGATGTTTTTGTGATCAATCAGGGCGTATTGAAGGCAACAATTGTCTTGAATCCTTCGGACGGTTCGCTGGCATTCGAAACGGCTCCGTATATCATTTCTGGGAAAGGCGTATTTTATTTTGTGTTTGCCTCTCAGGCCGTTCTTTGTGAAGGTTCATATAATGATCCTTTGAGGTACGAAGGCTTTATTTGCTATCCCGTTAATGGAATCGGACCTATTGCTAAAGATGCTGCTTATTCTGCTGGCTCAAGTGCAAATGGTTTAAATTTTAATGTTTCTGCATATCTTGATTCATCTGTTTATCTCGAAAATAACAAAGTTGATTTTGCGAAGTTTTATCAGGCTCAGTTCGAACTTGACTTTTTGAAATTGGCTACAACGAACGGGAATACAGAATCAAACAGGGAGCAAAGGAACTTGAATAATGACCGCACATTGTCACTACTTGCTACTGAGTCATTAAACAATGAACTCAATACGGTTGCACGAAATTACATGCAACAAAAGAAAACTGCTATCGACGCGATCAATAAGACCTTTGATAAATATCTCTATGTTCCAGTTGGATGGGATGTAACACATTCGGTAATATGAGCAAAGGAATCGACATAGCGATTAATGATTTACTGGCAGACTTTAATTCATATCTGTGGACTTCAAATGTTCGTAGTTTTTATGGCCGGGTATTCAGAAATGAGCGCTTTGGTAAATTAGCTCCTGAGGTTTGGATTACACCAGATAGTTATGTTGAGGTTCTGAAAGACACGTCAAAAGATGCTCAATGTTTTTTCGATGTTCAACCGAACATTCCAATGAAAGCCGATATTTGTACCGCTGATGTTTGGTTGTGTTTTATGGTTAATCTCGCAAAACTTTACCCGACATTAACCAGATCAGAGGCAACAGAACAGGTACACGAAGATGTGTTAGAATTGATACTTTCAAGCCAATTTACAGTTGACGGTAACGGTTTGATTCCGGGATTTACAGGGTTTAAAGATTACGATTGGGGCGAAGACGGCGCGCAAACAAAGGCTGATATGTCGCCACATTATTTATTTAGATTTAATTTACAAACAATTTATACAAATTTGATATGAAAACATTGAAACGTTCAGGAAACGGATTAAGCAAGCAGTTTTTGCCTGATGTCGAGGGGATGATCGTACTTGACCCCGGAACCACAACCACGCTTGCACTTGCAAAAACAGCGGCAGGATGGGGAGCACATATTAACCCAGATACATCTGCGGCTATTGCTGGAACA